GCCTCCGGGCCTCGGAGAAGCTAAGTCTTTCGAGGGCACCCTGTGTGGTGACTTCTACTTCTTTAATCGAAGAAGGAAGAAGGTTATTATTTCCAACCTTTTCCGGAATAATATCCTTCCTCGAACGAGGAAAAGGATACTCCTTCGATTAGAATTCTTCCGAGATCTACCAGCAGACGTGGTAGAAAAGATTTCTAAATCTTCGGAGACACGTGTAAGACATTTAATCTACACATGGCGTGCAATTGAAGACAATTGCAGGCTTTCATCTCCCATGCTTCTGCATGTTCGGAAGAATGAGCTGATTTCTCGGCTTTGGAGATGGTGTGTATGTTCTCATACATACAACCCGAATTCAGTACTTGATACATGGAAAAAAGCCATGTTACACTTTAGACGTTTCGTCAGTGGTGATCAAGTACACTTAAGTCCCTTCCCCAGGGAATTACCTGGGAATAAGGGCGGCCGAATCGGTTCCTTGTGGTTCGAAACCTTTCCATGGTTATGGCAGGTATTATTTAACCTGACACTAGACAAACGTACTAGTGAAAGGGTGACGATGCTCACACAAACAAGGAACTTTCCCGTCCCAGTCCTGAATGAGACGCGGGAAAAGGCAGATATTTTTCAGTTCCAGAAAGAACTGCAGAAGCCACGGGCAGCGATCCCAGAATGGGTCAGGCCCGTATCTGCCTCGATAGGCAGGGATTGCTTAGATTCCTCGTCGGGCAATCTCTACCCACATATCTCGGTCTCCTTCTCAGCCTCGAGAGATTTCTCAAGAAGAGAGGGAGGAAAAGGTATAGAGCTACTTAAGCACTATGCCAAGAGGTATGTGTACTCCCAACCTGAAAGTAGTGCCGATCGGACTACTTGGTTTGGAGAGCGGTATTGGGTGATTAAGGGACTACCTCGTTTATATACGATGTGTAGAGAATCTCCCTTAGATCCAAAGTTTAAACACTTTTTGTCTTCGTCTTTTAGGACGTTTGACGCTCCCAATACCCAGGTGGAACTACTCCTATATGGAGATTCTTCTAGTAAAAAACTAGAAGAGCCGATCTTTGGTTTAGACCGGGTGTTCCCCTGTCAACTTTACCAGATGTCCTTGGAGATTCTTATCGAACAAGGTATTTTGGGAAAGTTACCCCCTTTCTTCGACTTAGAGGTCGTAAGAAAGGGCATAGGTTCCGTTATAGGTGAAAAGCCTATTCCGTGTCGGGCACATTGTGTCCGGGAACCTGGCG